TTAAAATAATAGTATAATGTAATTATATATCGCATTAATGAGTGGAATTGATTTTAATTCTCGTATTTCATACGAACCATACCATATCTACTATGAATTGTATATCCTCAACAACGACACGACTGGAACACAGAGACCGCCCTTCCTTCAATTCACAGAGATTAGGAACAGTCCATACCTCGCGAACCCCAGCGACTACTTTTGTTCGGTAGTTCGGTTTAGTTTAGAAACACCTTCACTACCAGTCATTATACCCCAAGTCCAAGTAGGGCAGAACGACCCCAACTTGACTGTATATAGCGTCAATATCGCTCACCCCACTCTCGTCCCCAACGGCGTCCAGAAGTTCGTATCATTCGTCCCCCAGTCATCCCTCGTCCTATTCCCCACGCCCACAACCCCAATCGCACCATCAGCACTCGTGAATGAATACTACTATACCTTCACCTACAAACCCTTTGTAGATATGGTGAATACAGCACTAAAATCTGCTTGGACTGACTTCCTCGTTGCTTCCCCTATCGCCACATATACCGCTGCGAACGCCCCCTATCTATACTGGGATGATGACGCGAATATCGCCACTTGGGTCGTCCCCCAAGAGTTATACGAAACGCCCACTCCAAACAACCCTACCCCTACACTCAACGCTGCTCTTGGTGGTAATCCTATACAGATATTCTTCAACGCCCCCTTATTCAACTTATTTAGTTCATTCACAGCATTCCAGAATGGTTTTGGCAACGCTGGTGGCACTACACCCACTCCCACTACTTTCGGTAGAAACTGGTTAATGAGATTTCCCAATACTGTCAGCACCAACCCATTTTTAGCAAATACGGCAACTGGGGCGTTGTCCGTCCTACCATCCTACGCTGGGAAGAGTTGTTTAAGAGTTCCACAAGAATACCCCACCACTCCACTTTGGAACCCAGTACAGAGTATCGTATTCACAACATCCTTGCTCCCTATCGCCCCCTCAATTGTATCCGCCCCAGTTCTTTTCGGTGCTGGTTCATCATTCACAACCAGCGGAAACAATAGCGGTATTAGCAACATCCTAACAGATTTAGAAGTTCCGTTAGAAAAGGGTTGGCAGATAAAACCATCCATCAATTATGTCCCCACCGCTGAATATAGGTTGTTTGACCTCAACGGCAACGCCCCCCTATCGGCGATTGAAATAAGCGTCAATTGGAAGGATACATTCGGTCAAGTCCATCAGTTCCGTTTAGCGAGTGGTTGTAATTCTTCTATTAAGTTAATGTTCCGCCGAAAGGATTTTCAAGGGGTTCTTTAAGGAACGCTTTTTAGCATCTTTTAATATTTGTTGTAGAATTAATATTAAAATAATAATGTTATACTATATTATAACGTCCAAGTATAATGTCTTCCGCCGACTTCCAGAAAGTTCTTGTCCGTGATGAACGCCTCAACTGTAAGGACAGTATTAAGTATGCCGTCCAGAAGAGCGGTCAAAATATCACCGTTGCCGAGTTCAACGCCATCTCTGCTACTCCCAACTCGCACACCTACAACATCCAAGTTCCCAGCGAGACCACGATTATTGACCGCCGTGTCATCTGGGAAAGCACAGTCATCGCCAAAGTGAATGTCCCAGCAGCAGCGGTGGATGCTGCCCTCGCTGCTGGTGTCCCTCTTGGCACCGTTGCTGCCAATCTCGGCGTCAGCAACGCCTTAGGACCTTTTCCCCTTCATTCTGCTTGTCTAACACAGCAATTCACTATCAACAACAACAGCGTCTCAATCAATATGAACGATGTTCTCCCAGTCATTCTCCGCTTCCACGATAAGCGTGAATTGATGAGGTATAACGGTATGACCCCTAATATGTTTGACACCTACAACCGATACAGCGATGGTCTCGGTGGAAGCAACAACGTTTTAGGCAACTATTCTACCGCCTCTTTTGACAACGACCTCTACGCTCGTGGTTCGTTTTTGGACGTCCAAGTCAGCGGTTCTAACAACTTTGATAGTGCTGCTGGTGCTTCCCAAATCACCGCCCTCCCAGTCCTCGCTGCTGCTACTGCCCTTGAATACTGGGTCAAATTCACCGTGCGAGAACCTCTTTTAGCAAGTCCTTTTATGTGGTGTAAATCATCTCACAGCGGACAAGGTTTCTATGGCATCCAGAACCTCAACGTAGTTTTTAACCTCTCAACCGATAATACGTCTCGTATCTGGCGTTCTGGAAATCTTTGGGAGAGCAACGCTGCTGCCCCAGCGGTCATTTCCGTCCAGTCCTACACCAACAGCAAACTCATCTTCAACTTCCTCACACCTAAACCGAGTGATATGTTGTCGGCACGAAACGTAGTGCCTTACTGGGAGATGCCTCGCTACTTATCCACCCAGACCGCATCCATCCCCTATGCTACTCGTATCGCCACCAACGCCTCATCCCTTACCATTCTCAACCCAGCAAACACTCGCCTCACCTTTACCACTACCCAGTTGAACCAAATCCCAGACAAACTTCTTATCTTTGTCCGCAAGGCGAAGTCCTCGCAGTTGGTAAGCGACTGCGACTTTGCCCTTGCTATTCGCCAGATTTCTCTCAATTTTAATAACCAGAGTGGTATTTTGGCGTCCGCAACCCAAGACCAGTTGTATCGCTACAGCGTGGAGGCTGGTTCCAATCAGTCGTGGGAGGAGTTTAGGGGTTATGCTACTGTCGCATCCGCTACTGGGCAAGGCAAACAGATTGCCACCTCTGGTTCCTACCTTATGCTGGATATGGGTCGCCACGTCCAAATCACCGAAGACTACTATGCTGCTGGGTCGCTTGGAAACTTCAACCTCCAGTTCTCTTTGGAGGTCAGCAATTACAGCGAGGCACCTATCGGCACCGCTACTGCTATGCCGATTGAGATGGTTCTTATCACCCTCAACAGCGGACTTTTCGTTTGTGAAAAAGGTCAGTCAGCGACTTACACTGGTATTCTCACGAAGGACGACGTGCTGTCCGCCTCATCCCAGACGCCTCATTCCAGCGGAGATGTGGAGCGTCTTGTCGGTGGCGGTCTCCTTGATAGTCTGGGTTCAGTCGCTTCTATGGTCGCTCCTTCTTTGAGGGAGATGGTTAAGAGCGACCCTCGTGGAAAGGAGGTTTTGAAAGCGGTATGCGGTAGTGGTCGCCCTTCTGGTCGCCGAAGTGCTATGGATGACCGCTTGTATTAGGCAATCACCAAATCACCAATTTTTAGGCGATTTTGGATTTTATCGTTTAGCGGATTTTGACCTACCAAACTACCATAAATGTTAATATTAAGTATAGAATTAATATTAAAATAATAATGTTATACTATATTATAACAATCATTTAGAATGTCGCTTAAGGACTTTGTAATTGCTGCTGCCGATAATGTCGCTACTGCCAACGGTGTTATAACGGTTGCCAACAGCAATATCGCTCTTGGTGATGTGTGTATCGCCCAGTTTGCCACCGCTGTTGGAACCGCTTCCGCTGCCGTTCAGTTAAGGTGCGTATCTGCTGCTGGAACTGCCACTATAACCGCTGTTGATGCTGCTGGTGCTGCCGTCGCTGCTGCTGTCAGCGTGTCATATGTTATTCTTCGCCCTTCCGCTATTGGTTTTGTATCAGCGTAAATGGTAGTTTGGTAGATGATTTTCGTCTTTTGGGGATTTCTCAAAAAACGAAGAAAATTGGTGATTTGGTGATTGATGTTATTAAAATTATCTCACACTATTAATGTAAATGGCAAAGCAACCAGAATACGACGACGATTTAGAGAACCTTCTAAAAGGCGAGGCAGAGAAGGCGGAGAGTTTATCCATCCTCCACCGCATCTCACACGAGAAGTACAACCGATACAGCAACGCAATTAACATCCCAGTCATCATAGGGTCATCGGCGATTGGGTTCGCAACTGGGATTAAAATTGACTACGAGGATATTAATATCGTTCTCGGTATATTTAGCGTGGTTATTGGATGTATTAAGGCGTTGGATAGTTTCTTCCAACTCGCACAGCGGAGCGAACGACACCGCCTCGTCTCCCTTCAATACGCCCAGATATGTCGCAAAATATCAGTTGAGTTGGCGTTGGAGCGTGATGTGAGATTGGAGGCGAAGGAAGCACTCAATATGATACGGACGGATATAAAAAACTTGGAGGAGATTGCCCCTATTATCCCAGATGACGTTATTGAGGCGTATAAGGCGAAATACCCACGCCACGACGGAGAGAAAATAAAACGCCCCAATATCACTAACGGATTAACCGAGATAGTCATTAATAAACCAAACCCCTCCCCAACAGTTTCAGCGAATATTGTCGCTGTAAAAAATCACGGAGTAGAAATAATAGAAATTGATGGGATGATGTAAATAATATTGGTGGGTAAATAATATTAAAATAATTATATTAAGACATATTATAA